AGGGAATCCTGGTAAAGTGGTCTCATTGCGTAGTGGCATGAATTTAGCAATATGTGAAGCTATTTTCAAAATGCACTACAAGCATTTGATCACAAAGGGAGACTTTCGAGAAAACCCGGAGGAGTTGAGTATTGACGCATTGGATAGGCATATAGTGTCACGCGTTGATCCGGAATATGCAGTTTCAATTGACTATTCTCAATTTGATTCATCATGGACATTGGAAGATCGCATGTTGGTGAATCACATCATACGCAAGTTCGTCGAGCATATGGGGCATGAGTATGTACCCGACGTGGTCTTAGATGTTGAACCTAATTTTAATGGACGGAAAAGCATTAAAACAACGTATAAATACATGACCGTCACATTGAATATTGACGACTCTTACCTGTTTTCTGGTGAACGTATGACGTCTTGGGGAAATCGTATGTTGGTCATATTGATGAAGATAGCCGAAATCACACGTTTGTTTGGTGTGAAGGACGCGCTGGCCTTTTTGGATGGTCAAGGCCAACATTTCGATATCGGAGACGGCGACGACGAATGCACTAGTAGACATGGTTATGAGAGCGCAATTGATATGGCTTGTGCATATGAGGACTATGGTAAGATCTTAGACATTACGTACTTTGATAGTCAGTTCGTGTTTGAAAACGAACTAGTGTATCATTTTGAGATCTTATCTAGACATCATGTGTGGTTTTGTGGGAAGTGGCATCATTACCCAAAAATATGCAAGTCATTTTCTAAGACTACTGTCGCAAAATTTAAAGACCTTAACTCACACCAGACAGAACTAACGTCCGAGCAAAAGAATCAAGTAGTGATGGACAATTGGCAAAGACTTAAGTTGGCATCGTATTCCTGCGGTGTTCGACAAATTTTACGTTCTATCATTACAACTTACGCACAGAGTGGCAGGCTGGAATGGGGTGTAGAGCATCTAAAGAAGATGGAAGATGATGTCCTACCAGATACCATTGAGAAAGTGTTGGAGGATACACATGCTACTTGTACTTATTTGTCTTGTCCTGATGCAATGGCAATTGCTTTGATGCGGGAGAATCATCCAGGATGCGAGAAGTTGTTTCATGACAACTCTAAGGTGGATGAATGCAAACGTTTAGCAAAGAACTTGGCTCAGGCAGAGATAGATTTAAGTCAAGTAAATGTCCAATGCTTAACTGTGAGTGAGATTTTAAGTTTAATAGGCGAGGACTTAGGCAAGGCACTGAACGCGAAAGACTACACGGTTCAAAACAGAGGTTCTGTGTCCTTGGGCGCACCAGGTTCTTCAACGGCGGCGACGCTGCAAAATACCGTCAAACAGGTTCAGGCATTACACGATAAAGCATGTAAAAATTGTGGTTCCTTGAAGCACATGTTTAAAGATTGTCCTGATGTTAAGGCGGGAAAATTGACAGCGGCGGGAGAATCGTGGTTAAAGCTGTGTAACGAACGGCAGAACACAGCAGTATATGACTCCGCTAAGCCAAAACCTAAAGCTAAAACCAAGGCGCAAGTCAAGGCTAAAGCTAAAGGTAAGGCTCCACCAGCTAAGGAGGGTAAGCATGGCGAAACGCAAGAAATTGTGGTTAGTCGTGTCGAACCCAAACCTGATACTGGTGTCCCTACGCCTACGGGCGGGGAGCCGGCTAGATAATCCTGACTTATGAGGTCAGACTCCAATGTAGTAGTGTTGCTTAGGGG